ATGACGCCATCTTTTTCCATGACAACCGCAAAGATGTCGTTGCTGAAAGTTCCACCGTCACGGACATACATCAGCCAGCCATAGCCGATGTCTGTCTTGACGGGAATAGGGTTTCGGAATTCGTGTATCATTGGTTGTCTGGGTTGATTTCCTCGTAGGTGGTCTTGCCCTCAAGTTCCTTGAGTTTGAGTTGAGCCGCAGGGGAGTGCATCACGGCCTTGGTCAGCCGCCCGACCTCGGCCTTGAGGCGGGCGTTCTCGGCAAGCAGTTTCCTGTTAGCAGACAGGGCTTGATGGTATTGTCCGTTCGGTTCGCTCATTTGATTTGGTTGATTCGTTTGGTTTGGTTGTCGTAGACAAATCTGTCCCAATGCGGGACATCAAGGTATGCACCTGAAGACAGTTCGGCCCCATCGCTGTCTGTGGCGTAGGTCCCTGTCGGGATGTCCAGCCACTTCTTGTCCTTAGTGCCCTTGGCCGCACAGGCCACGAGTCCTTCTCGCATCATCATCTTGGATACGAGCGTGTCGAATTCGTGTGCCCCTGTGGTCTGCAGGACCTTGGGGAGTTCCGAGCGTCTGCGATACAGGCCCGACTTGGCGTTCTTGCCTTCGATGGAGTAGGGGTGACCGCACTCAGCCGCATGCTTGACTGCGAACAGGAGCCACGCTTCTCGCTCGCCCATGTTGACCGTGTTGAAGATGTCCTTGTCTGTGACATCGCACAGGAGGCCAGACGGCTGTCTGAGCAGAGACATTTCCGAGTCGAGCATTTCTGGGTTATTGGCCTTGATGACGGCCATCTTCCACAGGTGGTTCCGTTTGGGCGGGATGCCCATGCCAGACATCCTTCGCTCGTAGTCAGACGCATGCCAGATTCCAATGACGGAACGGAAGGCGGCTGGCAACGCAGACGAGCCACGGACAGCGGACTTCATGTCGTCCACGCTACGGATGGGCTCCTCGCCCTGCTTGCGGATGTGGTGGGTGATGATGAGGGCCGAGCCAAGTTCACCGCAAATCTGGCTGGCGACACGGATGAATTCGTTGATGATGGTGGCCGAGTTCTCCTCGCCATGCATGACCGAGTTAAGGGTGTCTATGACGACCAGACGCAGGTCTTTCAGTTTCCGCAGGTGGCCCATGAGTTCGACCCACTTCTTGGACGGTCTGGCCTCCTGTGTCTTAGGGTCCTTCTCGACCAAGGCGAAGGCTCCGCCCGTGTTGATTAACGGGAGGATAATGAGTCTGTCTGCGGCTGCAAAACGCATGCCATCAGGGTCGATTTCGTTCAGACGGATGTGCAGTTCGTCTTGGTCGTCCTCCGTGGTCACGATGACCGCAGTTCCGCCCTGTTTGACATCCCTGCCGCACCACTTCTGGTCACCGCAGACACCATGGCAAGACACCTTCAACGCTAGGTCGAGCATCATGAATGTCTTACCCGCACCGCCTTCGGCCACGAGCATCTGGTGTTTGCCCGCCAAGATGAGCCTGTCTACGAGGAACTTGCGGGTAGGTGGGTCGCCCGAGGACCAGCGATGTGCCGCCCACGCCAGCAGACCTTCGCCTGTGTCGTTCTGGACGATGGGTTTGTCTGGCTCTGGGACAGGTCCGTGGGCCGTGATGTCTTTGCGGAAGATGGCGTTGAACTCCTTGATGCTCCGAGGCAGGGGCCAAGGCGGGACCATGTGCGTGTCCACCCATCCGATGGTTCGCTCAAGGGCCTCCTGCTCCGTCAGTTCATTGCGTCTGACGGACGAGATGAACATGCCAGCCACACGGCTGAACTGCGACCAGCGTGTCATGTCGCCATCGCCTCCCTCGTGGACCGTGTCTAAAAGATTTAGAGCCCGAAATTCCCCCTGCACGCCATCAGCGGAGGGGGCCTTTGTCTTGCGTTCGATGGCTTGGCCAGCGAGGGGTACCATCTGTCTGATGGTGTCTGCGACATGTTCTGGTGCATACCCTGCGTCTTCCATGCGTTCACGGATTTCGACCAGCGTCATCTTGCCGTTCTTGCCGTGGATGGAGCCAGCGATGCGGATGGGTTGGTGGGCACGACCGTAGGGGTTTCCGTCTGTGCCGATTCCGAACTGCGGGTCGCCTCCGATTTTGGCAGCCAATTCGTGTCTGATTTGGACGACTTCCTGCGGGGTGCCGACCCTTCGGGATAGCGAAATGTATGCGTGGAGTTTGTCGTGGCCCTGCTCTGTCTGACCGCCAGACGCAATGACCATGGACGGCTCGATGCCTGACTTCCTGACATGCTCGATGCCAGACCATGGGTTACCGCTGTCGATGTCTACGCAGACGGTGTCGAATCGTAATACATTGTTTGACTTCGCTTCGGGCTGGCTGAACACGGCTGGCACGATGAATGAGCCGATGCCGTGGGCAGACCAACGCAAGACATGCTGGTAGATGATTTGGTCGAGTTTGTCTGGGCAGTCGATGGCTGGCTGAATCATGATGTTCTCAGCAAACACGCCCTCCTTCTCCGTACCTTTCTCGCCAATGCCACGGATGCACACCCACTCTCCTTCGGAGAAAGGCGTCTTGAACAGCAGACCGAGGTGGTCGCTGACGCTCTTGAATAGAGGTGTCATTTAGGACTCGTTATGTCTGTTGACGATGAAGATTGGGGTTTCTTCGCCCACCCAAGAACCAACGACATTGAAATCCATAAACTCTACGGCTTCGCCATACTCCATGCCATCACGCTGCATGAGAATGCAGACACAACGCTCGTAGTCGTAGATGATAAGGGCGGGACGGCCAGGTTGTGCCACGCTGTGTCCTATCACAGCGTTGTCGAATCCGTCTGCGGCTATCATGCCGTGGAACTGATTCGATAGCGTGGACTTCTTCTTCCGTAGTTTCGGTTTTTTCTTTTTTACTTTAGCCATGATGGGATGTTGTTTTCGGTTTCGGTTTGGGTGATGGAAATTCTGTTGTGGCAACGCTTCTTGTAGTCGCACCACATGCATCCGAAATTGGATGGGTCTTGGGATGCCTTGCTTAATTCTTCGGGGTTCTCTGTGGCCACGACTCGTATGGCCTTGTCGCTCAGTTTTTGTGCGGCGTGTTGGTCGAACACGATGACCTCTGCGTAGACCTCTCCGCTGTCACGGTTGATGCAGGTGAATAGACACCACGCAAGGTCCAAGTACGCCATGTAAATCTGAGCCTGTGCCCAGTAGACAGGCTTGGATTCCTTGATGCCCTGCTTGAGGACATCGGTGAATGACTTCTTGCCAAGAGCCTTGCTCTCCCAAAGGGCTGGCCACTTGTGGCCCATGTCTGGACCCTCGATGATGACGCCATCGATGTGGCCTTTCAGACGGCCTTCGGCTGCGGAGAATCCGAACTGCTTGCCGTCCTCCTTGTGTGTCTTAACCTTGAAGCCAGACAACTGCATGTATTCGGCCATGCGTTCTTCGCCATCGTGGCCCATGTCAAAGATGCGGATGGTTTTGCCCTTGAACTCAGCACCCTCGTCCTTGGGGGTCTGGTGATACTCGTAGCCTAGGGCTCGCTCGCAATGACCACCCCAGCGAGACGCACCGAGATACTTGCGAGGGGCTTGCGAATTATTGCGGGCCACGCATGCCACATCCATGATTTCGGTGAACCTGTCGTTGAAGGTTTTTTCCTTCTCGACCTTAGGAGAAAATAGCGGGTCCATTATTTTGAAGTGATACGCTTGTATTCGTAGTACGCTTCGCACAGGTGCAAGAGCGTCTTTGGCTCAACGCAGACGGTCTGCTCCCCTCCTTCTTCCATGTGTGCGGCAAGCACCGCTGACAAGTCAGCGATGTGCTTGATGTATTGGTCTTCTGGGATAGGCTTCTTGGGTACCTTATCTTCATTAATGTTGTTCGGTATCATGGGGGTGTAAATTAGAGGTTGTGAATAGCCTTGGCAATGCGTTCCTCGTTAAACTTCCAAGTCAACCGACAGGTTGCCGAGTAGCGGTTTACGGAGGAGATGAAGCCTAGGCCAAGCATCTGTTTCTGTCTGTCTGTGGCGGGGAGTCGCAGCCAAGACTTGGACTTGCGGGCGAAGTCACGGTCACCGTGTTCACGCATGTAGTCGTCTGCGGACGCTATGCACGGCACTCGTGCATCCGAACGGTTGAGCAGACGGACTTTGCCTTTGGCAACGGAGCCCAATGCGACGAATCCGCCATCGACGGCTACGACCACAGCCCACGCAGACAGGGCCGAACAGACAGACGCTGCACCATCCCAAAGCGTCTCCCATCGGAAAGGGCTGGCCTCGATGATTTCGACCTCGGTCATGGTGAATTGGTCTAGGGCCTCTCGCTCCACGCCATCAGGCTTCCCAGCCTTGATGTAGGCGTAGCCGCAGACAGGGCACTCGGTCAGCCACGCTGGGTGAAGTGTCTTGCAGTTCGGGCACTCGATGGGGGCGGCTTCCCTTTTTTCCTTCTCGATAATCTCCGTGCTGGCATCGATGTCTCCGTGTGTGAGGATGCTGTGCCCGAAGTCCATGACCAGACAGTCAGACTTGACGACATTGGGGTAGCGTTCTGGGTCAACTTTGCGAAGGCCACGCCCAATCATCTGAATCATGGTGCTTTTGTGGCTACACGGTCTGAGCAGCATGACGCAAGACACGGGCTGGCAGTCCCACCCCTCGGTTAAGACAGCCACATTGACCAGAATCTTGAACTGCATCTTGTCAAAAGAGTGCAGGGTGGCCCGCCTATCGTTGTCTGCCATGGCCCCGTGGACTATGCGGGCGTCAATACCGCTGGCGGTAAACTCGGTGGTGATGTCTTCGGCGTGTTTGACGGTGCTGCAGAAAATAACTGTCTGTCTGTCTGACGACTTTTCCTTCCACTCCTTGCAGACAGCCTGGTTGACCACCTGTTTGTTCATGATGGCCTCGACCTCAGACATGTCGAAATCATTGGCCGTTTTGCGTACTTTGGACAGGGACTCGCCTAGCCCAAGGTTGATTACGAAGGTACGGGGCCTGACAAGGTGGCCTGAGATGATGAGTTCAGACAGGGAGATGGAGTCGCAGACATTGCTGAAAACGGACTGCAGCCCCTTGCTATCCCCACGCTGCGGGGTGGCTGTGACCCCGAAGAC